TCAACGATTGCATGGATAGCATTCCAGTTATACTTACGATACTTGCCGTGTTCACCCCAGACAACTTCAGACATGGTGGTCATACCGAAACCGAAGATACTGCGGATTTGTGCACCACGATTGCAACCACCGTTGTTGAAGATATCGTAGTAGGCATTAGAGGCCTTACGGAACTTCTCTAGCTTACGGTTGTTAGATCCTGCAATCTCACCCATGACAGGGACAAGCTTGTTCAGCTCTGCAACAAGATTCTCGTAAGTACCTTTACGGTTCCAGTAGGTGTTTTCCATAATCTAATTCCTTATCACAATTGGTATATACCATTATATACAGTTTTGAATTAATGTACACAACTATTTTGCGTTGGTGGCAATCCAGTGTTCACGAAACTCTTCGAACAGATAGAAGCATTCAGCTGCTTCGATGACATCATCACCGTTGCAGATCGGCCATTCACCGTCGGCGTTTTCGACGATGAATTCCATGTACTTTTCATAGATGTCATCATGGGTTTCGAACAGGTCGTCAAAATCTTCGTAAGTCATATTTGTTTCCTTCATCATTATAGTTTCACCATACATTGTTTTCAAAATAATGTACATAAAAAAGTGAAAAAAAATGCGACCGAAGCCGCATTTTCTTATTGATGATAGGCTCGACAGAGAGCCGCCGCTTTCTCAAGGTACTCTCGAGGCTTGACGATGAACACCTGAGCCTCTGGTTCTTCCTCGACGGCAATGATGATGACACACTGTTTGGCCATCATACCAGTCATCTCCCATAACATGTACGAGTAGAGAACCGTCTGCAGGAAGTAGGATTCAATCCAGTCCTTCATCTTGTTCTTAGATGATGTCTTGTAGTCGATGATCGATAGCTTACCGTCATACAACGCAATCAGGTCACAAGATCCGGCAACCTTCAGATCATCAGATGCCAGCGTCAACTCACATCCTACGATGTCATCGACGTGTTCATCTAGAACCTTCTTGACCTGATTGAACATGTATGCGTTGAAAGGCATACTAACATCCACGTCCTCTCCCCGAACATAGCTCTCACACATATTGTGGATGTTAGTACCTCGCGTGGCAGCCAGTCGACTGACACGGTCAGCTTCTTCGTCACCGACCCGTTTCCGCCATTCATCAAGACCGGACTTATCCAGCATCGCACCGAGTACGGTGGTTACCGATGGATAGCTTCCATTAGGCGTCACATAGTGCCGGATGCCGTTGATCTCCTCCCGTGGGAAGTGTTCAAATTCATCCGGAAACCATGAGAACGTTTTAGGGTTGGAGACCGAGTTTTTGGCGCGCAATGATATATTCCTTCACTAGCTTCGATCGAACAATATCCTGTTCGAGGAAGTCAACATGTACAAAGTCATTCAACTTACCGATGACTCTCATGAAGTCCTTCAGTCCGTTGCGTTCTTGGTCCTTCGTAAGATCTGACTGACGGAAGTCACCACAGAATATTACTCTACAACCCTTACCAATACGTGTGATAACCGAGTCGAGTTCATGGAAGGTCATGTTGTTGACCTCATCCACAATCACATAGCAGTTGTTCATGGTGATACCACGAACGAACGAGGTCGAGATGAACTCGATCCCATTCTTCTGCTTTAACACCTCGTATGCATCAGACCGATCAAACAGTTCGGTACAGATAGAATAGTAAGGTGCCTCGTATACCTTCATCTTCTCCTTCTGGTTGCCCGGAAGGAAGCCCATATCACGTGTTGGTACTACCGATCTTACAATATAAATCTTTTTTTGTACACCAGTATTTTCCATCATTGCTTCAATTGCCTTATAAAGGGCAATGAATGTTTTACCGGTGCCAGCCATACCGTGTAGCATCAGATGTTTTCCATCATCGAATGCATCAAACGCAAGGCGTTGATTCTCTGTGAGAGGGTTAATGTTTTTAAGATTGAAGTTCTGTGTCTTGAATGACAGTCCTTCAGGTGCATCACCATTCTGTCTGGCGATTCTTTTTTCTCTCTTTGTTAAACGAGGCTGGCTATGTTCCACAAGTTATCCCTTGCTTTTATGTTTATTAACGACCTCACGTGTTTTAGATGCCTTGACACCCTTATCGCCGTGTGTCTGGGCTAATGGAGAGTGGGGATTCGCCTGGGCAATCCTGCCCAATACATCATTAAATCCACTATCCGTTTTGATTCGATCACCAGAGTTGCCGATGATCGAGATACTATAGACCGGATTGATGTGTGGGTTCTCGGCAAGATATGCCTTGTACGAGTCATAGGACATGTAGTCATCCCACTTCTCTCCGGTCTCAGTATTCACAAATTCGTATAACGGCATTAATATTCTTCTTCAGTTATTCGCTGCAGGATATTCCAGTTTTTGGATGTCAATGCAGCACGTAGTCTCTTTTCTTTGAGATGCTCACGGTGTTCTTGTGCATCGTAAGACTCGTGTAGTTCTTCGCCATAATACTTATTATTGCGTTTTACTGACTTGCTCATCCTGGGATCAATCCTGGGAATGCAAGGTTAACAACCTCTGCATCGATGCCTGTGACTTTGCGATCCTTGACAGCAATCAAGAGTTGTGCATCCTTTGGATACAGACTCTCTAGGAGACCGATGAACAACATCTCACGCTTGACCTTGCCAAGCTCAGGGTTGTTGCCCAACAGGTACATAGACAGCGTACGCGATTCCTGATACAGACGGCCTTCCTGATCCAGATAGGAAGTAGGCTTATATGGAGGAGCACCCTCTGGCAGTTCCCACTTGACACCCGGATAGAATGCAAGTTCTAGGATGTAACGTAGGGTCTCGTTGTCGTAGTTGCGCAGGTACTGTGCCTTCTCCTCAGGAGTTGCAAGCTTGCCTGCGTTTTCGATGATCTCTGAAATAGCTAGTGTTGCCATATTAAAACTCGTTAATGCTTTCGATTAGGTTCTTCAGCTTCTTCTCAATGAAGTAGTTGAACAGGTTTTTGCGATCCTTGCCAGCCTGTGCCTCGTACTCAGTCAGGACGTTTTCCTGGATATTCTGAGGGATGAAGGACAGGTCTACAAGCTGTTGATTGCGACGGTATCCACGTAGCATACGATCGTCACAAAATTCTTCTGGTTTGAGATGCACCCAAACATCCAGCTTCTTGCTGGCAACCGGTTTCTGACGTTCACCTACAACTAGGCAGTTGTCAGTCGACAGGAAGTTAGGGATGCCGTCACCCGTGTCACCACGCATGATGTGTTCCTTGATGAACCGATCAGGATCGTTGGTGGTACGGTACTTCTTCTGGACAGGATCGAACTGCTTGACGTTGTTGTAACGCTGAAGCTGGACGAAGTCCTTGTCACCGGATAGGATGAGGATCTTCTCGTTGGTATCACCGTACTTCATGACGAGTGAACCGATAATGTCATCGGCCTCGGCTGCATCCACCTGGATGACACGGTACGGGAAGAATGCCTTGAGTTCGTCACGGATCTTGTGCAGTGCATCAAAGATCTGAGTCCAGTTGAGTTCTGACTTCTCACGTGACTTCTTACGGTTGGCTTTGTAATAGGGAAAGATATCGCGACGCCAGAATGCACGGTCGTCACATGCGATGATCATCTCACCGTACTCGTCCTTGAACTTCTGGTTATAGGAACGAATAGAGTTAAGGATCATATGGCGAAGAAGATCTTCTTCAACCTCAGTGTTGGTATGGTTACCCAACTGCATCATCAAATTAGAAATCATTACTTGGGATAGGTCAACAATAATCATATCAAATTAAAGAGCTCTCACTCTTCCTCCGTTTCAGTTGGCAGCGAATAGGAATATGCTACCGTATCATCATCATTATAATTAAACTCAAATACAGACTCGATCATCTCATGGAAGGGATGTTCGATATTGTAGTATTTATATAGCAGAGACTTAGAAGACTCCACAATCATTGAGACATCTTTGATGTACTCGTGCTGATCGACATCGATGCCGTTGGCCATGAAGAGACCGATGAGTTGTGGTATCATATTACCAGCAATCTCATCTGCGGTGTCACGCCTTAGACGATCGATGTCGGCAACCATCTCCTCAAGTGACTGAGGTGGTGTGTTTAGTTTAGCTTTAGGGAATTGGATTACATTGTCCGTCACTTAATCGCCCTTAGTAGGATGGTCTGCTCATTGATGCGACCATTCGGTGAGGATGGAGTTGTCTTAAGATCCGCCATGAAAGACCTGATAGCAACCTTGCCAGCTTTCAAGAGTTCTGCTGTTGTGAGTTCTGGTTTCCGAAGGGACTTGGAGATACTGAGATCTGGGTCGTATCCAATAAGCGTAGTCCCTTTGACCTGCAAACCGTTTGGACTCATAGAAATATACTGAGTCAACTTCTTGTACTTCGTGTTGTACACCCATAGTTGGTTACATCCTACAATCTCGGTCGGATGGACCGACACGATCTTCAGTGAAGGTTCTTCCTTCTGATACTTGAGAGCCTTGACAACATCTACAGCCGACTTGACTTTCTTCTCACGTGGCTTGCGGATCTTGACTGCCTTCTTATTATTTATGAATCTATCACAGTCTGCAATAAGAGTACAATAAAAAGTGTTCCAGAACTTAAGTTTTTTGCCATAGGCTTCCTTGACCTGTTCGTCATCAAGTCCTAGTTCTTCCTTCATAGGAAGATAGTAGTCACGGATGTAACCAGCAACCTGAGGAGTAACCTCATGCTTTTGAAGGAAGCTATAGATGTCGAAGGTACCACCGTTCATAACACCGTCGATCTCTTCTTCGACCATGGTGATGAGGCTGTTTGCACGGAAACGGATACGTGCCTGGATGTCGATGACCGGCTTGTCAGGGGCGGCCATGGCCGACTCGTCCTGAAGTTCTTTACCCATCTCAATGACGCCACCAAGACGCTCGTTGAAGAAGGCCATGGATGATTCGGTAAGAACATTGCCGTTCATCATGATACGTGCCTGCCAACCGATGGTAGGAGTGATGCTATGCTTAGGACAGCGACGAACGGCTGCAATCTGTGCACGTTCGAACCCGCTGACTTTCATATATTCCAAGAGCCATTCACGAGCACGATCGTGATCGAACATATAGTTGTACCAGTTGAGAGCATCACGATACTTGCCACTGTCCTCAGTAGCAATAACCAACGGTTCAAAGCCATAGCTCTTATCATCAATAGATTTGATGACTGCACGCGACTTAGGTTTTGGTTTAGCTTTCAGCTTGATAGCCATGTGTCTTATTCCTCAGTAGTTGATTATTCAATCTACCATACTTTTCATAATTTGTACACAACTATTTTGCGCGGATGTATTTTGCGATCATGTGCATGATAGCCTG